TTGTTGTGTACGTTGTTCTCTTACTGCTTTCCGTTGTTCTCTTACTGCTTTCCGTTGTTCCCTTGATGCTTCCCATTGTTTCCTTTTTTCTTCTTCCAATTGTTTCTTTAATACTTCTTGTCGTGCTGCTTCCTGTTGTTTCCTTTCTTCTTCTTGTTTCCTTAATACTTCTTGTTGTGCTGCTTCCCGATGTTTCCTTTCTTCTTCTTGTTTCCTAAATACTTCTTGTTGTGCTTCCCATTGTTTCCTAAATACTTCTTGTTGTGCTTCCCATTGTTTCCTTAATACTTCTTGTTGTGTTGTTTCCCGTTGTTTTTTTAATTCTTCTTCTGGTTGTTGTTGTGATTTATATTGTTTCTTTTCACTTTTAATTATATTTGTTTGTGATTTAAAAAAATCATTTTCTTTTTTTAATTCATTAATTTTATTTTTTATTTTTATATTAAAAATTTCTAAATCATTTAATTCATTTTTTTCTTTTTTATATTTATTAACTAATTCTGGTATTTTAGAAATTAGTTGATCAATAAGATTATTAGAAACTAATTTCTTTTTTCTAATTTGTAGTAGAAAATACGGTATGTAGCCTCCATTACTATTATTTAAATTAATTTTACTTGACATATTTTGGGACATATTTAGTTTTTGATAGAATTTATTCTTTTCTTGTAATAAATTATAATATTTATTTTGATTATATGTCATTTCTGTTTTTTCCTTATATATTTTGTTTTTCATATTAATCCATTTTTCGAGTAAAATATATAACATATTTAGGATTTTATTTTTAGTATTATATGAATTTTCCATTATATATATATATAATAAAATAATGTCAATATCACTAAATGGATTACTATTTATGGATGATGTATATAAAAAAATAGAATTAGATATTGATAGAATAAATAATTTTATAAATAATAAAAAAAAATTAATTAAAGACTTACCTAATACATTTGAAGAATTTGTGAATAGAGTTAAAAAAATAACTAATATTAATACTGCTATAACATTATATTTAAAAACCCCAGTATTTTATTTAGGTCATGGCGATATACCAGCTAAATTTATAATAACTGATCATGAAATTACAAAATTAAATTATGATAGATTTAAAAAAGTATGTGAAACTATCCTAAAAAATCAAAATCCAAATGCAAAAAAAGGTGAATTTATAATAACTATAAAAGCCAAATCAGGTATAATATTACCTTCTAGAGATTCACTGAAAGTCCCAACAACTCTAAATCAAGAATATTATAATATTTGGTATGGATTAACACGAAATGCACAAACTAAATTACAAAATTTAGATGAAGTTACACTTAATAATTTATTTAAAATGCATAAAGAAGGAGAATCTATTATAGAAGAAAAATATAATTTAATACAATCTGGTGGATATTTTGATAAACAAACTAGTGATAATGTATCTTACTATAAATTAAAATACTTAAAATATAAAGAGAAATATAATAAAATTAAAAGAGAATTATTAAAAATATAATAGTCATAATAATACATAATATTGTTACATAATTTATGATTAATTGATAATTACTTTTATTATTAAAACTTTCTATTATTTTAAGATAGTTTTGTTTTTCATGCATTATTTTATCTAATGTATTACTAATATTATAAAAATTTATAGACTTATTACCCATACGATTACCAACATTATCAAATAATCCAGCATTTATTATACTATCAAATATTTGTTTATTAACTTTTAGGTTATTTTTATCTAAATAATCATATATTTTTTTATGTATATTTGCAATCATTTTATTTTTTTCATCAATTATTTTATTTTTATTATTTTTATCATATCCCTTATTACATAACCATTCAACTTCATCAACACATCTCTTAAATGTCATGGAATTTGGTGGGTAGTTATTACCACATTCTTGCCATCTTATTTTCTTACAAGTATTATTATCTATTTTATTAGTAGTTGGATCTCTATAATACCAATGTTTTATCATAAAATTTGTAAAATCATTTGCAATTACATTTTTAATTATTTTACAACATACATCTTCTCGCATTGTTTTTTTTTTAGCTTGCCATCCTTGAATTATTTTATTAGTAGATGTTTTTCTAAAATCTTTTAAACAACCATTTTTATCAGTAATATCAATAGGATTATGGTATTTATGTAATAATTTCCAAAGTAATTTTCTAAGATTAATTAAATCATTTGGTATTTCAAATGTATAATTTTTCTTAATTATTTCTTTACCAACTTGAATAATAACACCTCCTGGTTCATTATTTTTATTTGGCAAGAAGTCGACTAATAAATAAGGATAGAATTCTTGTTCTAATTGATATACAGCCGATACACCTTTTACTATTTCAGATATATGTCTGCATTTTGGTTTATCTATTAAAAAAAGTCGCATTATTATTTTATATTATATATTGATATAAAATAGTTAATTTGTAATAATTTTAGCACTATTATTATCACCAACTTACTTACTAATAATAACAACAATATATTCTATAAATTGTCCATAATATACATGAGAATAATATAATTGTTATTATTTACTAATTAATTTTATATATAAATAATAAAACAACCTATATTAAAAATATAATATGATAGATTTGTATATTAAATGAATAGAAATATAGATTTTACAATAATTTCAGATAATATAACTTCAGGAGTATCTAATATATATAATTGGTGGTATAAAGATAAATTATTGGGTAGTATAAATCAATTATCTGATAATCAGATATTAAATATTGCGAATGATATTAATAGTATTTTTTCAGAAACAACATTAATCGAAAATAAACCAGAATTAACATTACCAAGATTAGTAGTTGTTGGTACTCAAAGTTCTGGTAAAAGTTCTGTTTTAAATGGTATTATGGCAATGGATATTCTTCCAACTGGTAAAAATATGGTAACTAGATCCCCATTAGATATTAGATTATATAAATTAATAAACCAAAAGATTGCTTGGGTTGAATTTGGACATTATGAAGATGGATGGATAACTGATCAGAAAATAGATATTACTATTCCTACACCAACACAAGAAGAAATTTCTAATATTAGAAAATATATTTCTAATAAGACAATTGAACTAGCTGGTCCAGGAATGAATATTACAATGATTCCAATAATAATTAAAATATATTCTCCTTATGTACCAAATCTATCATTAATTGATTTACCTGGATTAACTATGGTTGCCTGTATTGATAAAGGTCAGCCTGAAGATATTAAGGATAGAATAGAGGAATTAGTTGTATCATATATAAAACAAGAAAGAACAATAATTATTGCAGTTATGCAAGCAAGGAATGACTTAGAAACCGATTTAGGATTAGCATTAATAAAAAAACATGATGCTAATGGACAACGAACAATTGGTGTATTAACAAAACCCGATCTTATGAATTATGAAACACATATTGGAGAATATTTAGTAAATAATATATCTAAAAACTTAATGCTTACTTATGGATATTATGTTGTTAAAAATAGAAATAATAAAGAAATGGAAACTATAAATATATTTAAAGGATTTGAATTAGAAAAAAATTATTTCATAAATCATAATGAATATAATAGAACAATATACAAAGATAGAATAGGAATTACTAATTTAACTACAAATTTATCAAAAATATTAATTTCTTCAATCACTGAAATGATTCCATCAGTAATGACAGAAATTATTTCTTTGCAATCTAAAATAAATCAAAAACTTGAGAAAATGGGTGATAATTTACCAGTTACAAGTGAAGGTAAAATGTCATTATTAAATAAATATGTTTCTAATTTTTATTATAGACTAATAGATTCTATTGAATCAAGAGGTAACTTATTAAATGTTGGTAAAACAATAAAAGATATATTTATTACATATAGAAAAGATTTACATAATATTCATCCTTTTTTAGATAGGGAAATTTATGATAATGAATATTTTAATACAATAATAGCTAGTTTTGAAGGTAATCATATGTCATTTTATACACCACCAATACAGATATTAGAAGCTTGTATTACTGATAATAAATTAAAACCAATCTTAAAAGTTAAAGATGTATCTATGCAATGTGTCGATTTAATATGTGATAGTTTAATTAATATTATAAGGGATATTTCTTTTCAAGATGAATTTGCGAAATTTCCTCAGTTAATAAATTGTATAATTGTAAAACTAACAGATGATATAATTGCTCCACTAAAAATTAAAACTAAAACAATTATTATTGATATGATAAAAATAGAAGAAGATTATATGTGGACTGATAATAAGAAATTTCATAAAACATTAATGGAAACGACAAAAAATTCTAAATTTGATTCAGAATTGATTAGAATATTATTAGAAAGTTATTTTTCAGCTATAAAAGAGATAATAGCCCATATTGTACCAAAAATTATAATGAGTACTATTATTAGAGAAATAGAAAATATGCTTTTATCTTATTTATTTCAAAATATAGTAACTGATGATAAAATTAGTCTTTTAAAAGAAGATGAAAAGATAGAAAAACAAAGAATATATTATTCAAATCTAAAAACTAGAATACAGGTTATTAAACACTCATTTTCTAATGAAACAATAAATTAAAAAAATTGATTTTATTATAATTAATTTATTAATTATGAAGTAATTAATAATCAAAATATATGAGTTATTGGATTTATTTTCCAAATATAAAAATATGGAATGAATATAAAAAATATGATGATATGTATTTTGGTACTTATTTAGCTGCAGATGTATTAGAAAATGATATAATATTCATTTATTCAAAAGAAGCTACTAATCGCGGTTTTATTGGTATATTACAAGCTGCAGAAAATCAACATAATAATAATAATAATTATATACAAATATTTAATGATAAAAATTTAACAAATTATATATTTAAATTGTCTTCTAAAAAATTATTTGACAATATAAGATTAATTCAATTAAAAGATCATTTTACACCTAATAAAATTGGATATAATAGCATCCATCAATTTATTTCCAAATTTATTACAAGAAAAGAAAATGATAAATTATATAAATTAGATATAAATGGTAATTATCTATTTAAAATAATTTTGAAAATAATAAATAATAGATATGAAACCAAATTATCAAACAATAATGAAGATGTTCACATTATTAATAAATCCACCAAAGAAAAAATATGTATTAAACAGAATTCCACCACAAACAATAATAAACAAAATAGTAAAAACAAAAATACCAATAACAAAAATATCTATCGGAATTCCAATAAAACTAAAAAAATAAATCAAAAATCAATCAAAGAAGAATCAGAAGAAGAATCAGAAGAAGAATCAGAAGAAGAATCAGAAGAAGAAT